CTTTACCGTGGTTCCAGCTGGCAAAATAGTGATTACATTTGATGACGTTGACGTGCTTGTGTGCAGCTTGACCGCCGTCTTGAGTGTGTAAGTTTTAGCTTCCTTGATCCACTTGGATGACGCAGATTGCTTGTAAGTGTGTTTGTTGGCTTTTTTGTTGTTGGCCTTAACTGCACCTTTATTAGTCGGCTTGACTGTTGATTTTTGACCAGCAGTGTAGTAGTTGCTATTTAATTGGCTAACATCGGAGCCACCATAGCTGATGCGGAATCTAGCCGTTGATGACCACTGCCATGCGTGGTTATTTGAATACCAGTTCTTGCCGCTAGCCACATATGGGTAGGCAGCAATCCAGCCAGTTTTATTCTTAATGGTCATTTTGTTGTTAGCCCACGATCCAGAAGTGTAAATGTCGGCCCGATAGCCAAATTTCTGAATCTCTTTCATGAAGGCGGCATTATTGCGGTCGTTGGTTGCTTTGGATTGGTTATTTTGTTCCTCAGCTTCGACGTCAGTTGCTAATACCGCGCCAACTGGCAGTCCTGCTAATTTAGCCGTTTTACCGGCAAAGTCAGCTTCGGCAATCGCTTGAGCTTTAGTGGCGTAGTGTGCAAAATGGTAACCATTGATATACATTCCTGCTGCTTGGACATTTGCAATGTTGCTGGCAGCATACGGATCCCTGTATGTACCGCCTTCACTAATCTTGACCGTAACAGCCTTAACACCGAACTCGTTACGCATGGAAACATACTCTGCCGTTGACATGTATCCGTTGTTATTCGACACGTCGACCATATCCATGCGAGCAGCATGACTGGTAACATTACCCAATAAAAAGGCCATAAAAATAGCGCCCACCATTAAGATGAACGCCCTTAATTTGCGCTTATTCAATTGTTTTCCTCCTATTCAAGACTACTATTAATTTGGAACTGTAACGTTGACTCACTAGGGTAAATTGACGTACCGGTACTATCAACTACCCAGACTTCTAGCTGATAGTTTCCCGCTGTTAAGCCGGTCATTAAATCCGCTGTTAAAGCTAGCACGATTTGACCAGTTGTTGGGTCAGTTAAACTAGCCGGATTAACAGTGGCCGATTTAAGATAGCCACTATCGTTGCCCAATTTAGCGGTAATTGAAGTGGCGTTAGTTAAGTCCGTTGCCACATTATCATTGCCACAAATTAATGTAAAACTAGTGGTAGTATCGCCAATTTTTACCGTTTGTGGTGAAGTATCAGTAAAACTAAGCGTTTTTGCCATCTTTTAGTGCCTCCTTCCTATCTTTATTTCCCTTCTGTTTGACCTAAACCATCAACAATAGTATCAGCTTGTTTTTGGAACGCATCACGGTCTTCTCGTACTTTATCCTTATTAGCTTTATACAATTCCATATCCACAATTTGCATTGAAACACTTGAATATGCTTGATCGGCTGATAAGTTTGTACTGAAATTGACTACTGATGTACCATCGATTGTTGAAGATCCATTTAATGAAATACTTTGAGTTGTTTGTAACATGTTATTTTCCTCCATTGATTTTAATTTTCAGTGTTGAATTTGCGACTTCTAAATCACTGATTTTTTGCATCCTAACATTTGCTAAGTCTTCCAAAACCTTGTTCGCAAATTCTAAATTACTAACTCTTTCTTTTAATTCTTGGCTTTCTTTTTCTAATTCTTCTTTAGTCACTATTTATCATCCCTTCCAGTATTCCAATACGCTTGTCGGCTTGTTTTAAAGCCTCAACAAGAAAAGCTACAGTATTACCATCATTACGCCCCGTTCGATCTTCTGAGATGAACTCAGCTGGCATTTTATATTGAGGTGTTCCGTTGACATCATCAATAATTCCCGAATAATGCAATGGTTCGGTTGGCGCTTCTTCGTTATAGCGATAACCATACATATCAGAATTTCTAATTACTTGCATAGCATAATCTTCATCTAGGGGTTTAATATCTTTCTTTCGGCTCAATTGTGAGGATTGGATGATAGCCTTCGCATGAATAGTTACACTTTGTTTGTCATCATCACCGTTAAAGTATACATTTTGTGAGTTATGGGATTGAATAGTTTGTTGTCCGATCCGAATACCATGTCCATTACTCAATCCAGCATCTACCCAACCATTTGTAACTAACGAATCACCAGTAATAGCGCCTAGGGCATTAACATTTGTAGTTTTCAACCCTTGTTGTGTTAATGCAGTATTAACAGATGTGGTTCCACCGCTATTCATATATAGCCCTGTAGCGTCCATATAAGTTCTTAAAAGAGTATTACCCTTGGAATCGAAAATATTGTGTTGGGCATAACCAGCACCATAATTGTCGCCAATCTGATTTGAACCGTTTTTTATCTTGGATCCATCATCGCCAATTCCATACCAATAACCGCCATCGTCAGACCACCAGCGTGATAGTGTACCTTCGGTAGCTAAAATCCCCTTGGTTAAAGTCATTGTTCCTAAACCCTGCTTAGGATTAAACAATGAAGTAGCTTGGTTTAAAGTCCAATCCTCGGTCAAAGTCCCATTATTTCCCAACTGTAAGTTAGGAGTAGTAATAGTAATACCGTTAATTGTCTTACCATTAATCACGTTGGCGATAATGTCATCAGCATTCAATTGCTGGGATGTAATACTGCGAGCTATAATCTTGTTACCATTCAGATTCGATATCTTGGCATCATTAATAGCTGCATCTGCAATCTTAGCTGTACCAATTGTTCCATCTAAAATGCTTGTATTACCACTAAAGATAATTTTATTAGCATCCAATAAAATCGTATCGCTGTTCATATTGAATGTTGCTGTAGAGCTATCAGCGTTCTTAACGCCTAAATGAATATTGTTAATAGAAGCTGTAATATCTGTTTGACTAGCTAAATCCTCTGGAGCTGGCGTCCAATTAACCTCTTTTGAAGACTCAGAGATAATGAAGTTAGAAACAGTCACTGTTCCAGTTGCAAAATCAAGCCTTGGGCGAACATGTAAATGGTCACTATCAGTTGTGAGAGTAACAGATACGTGCTTTGTTCCGTTGACTAGGCTGCACTCAGAAATAATTTGCCAGCTACTTGCAGGTTTCCCGTCAGGTTCACCACCATAGAACTGCATAGTGAAATCGCCAACACCAGTAGAAGATGATACGTCAAACGATACTGTTACTACGGTTCCAAGTGGTATTACACTAGAAAACTTGTAAGCAACTTGCACTTGATTACTTCTGTTCTCACCAGTCATTGTGACCGCCGTAGCGGTTCCAAGTGCTAGGTTACGATTGCTTATCGTCATGTTGTTGACTGTACTAATCACTTCTTGATAACCATTATTTAAAGTATTGAATTGAGCCGTGGTTGAACCTGATAATTTAGTAACTTTGGAATCAACCACTGTGATGTTACTTAAAGCTTGTTGAGCATTATTTTTAGCTTCTTCACTAGCTTCTTGTGCTTGACCAGCGGATTGCTTCGCATCATCTCCAGCTTCTTTAGCATTATTTGCCACTTGTTGAACTGCACCATTGAAAAGACCTTCCACGGCTTTGTCGGCATTCTCGAAATCATTAAACACTTTATTTAAAGCCTGTCGATCAACGGTTTCAGTAATGCTCATGTTTGCAAAATAATGGGCCGTAAAGGTGGTTAAATTGCTTAACGCTAAATCAATGTCAGTCGTAGGTAAACTCATTGAGGTTAATTGCTTAACATCAAAATCATGTTTTAACACGTCAGTATCATACAAACGTCTTAACGAAATTTTTTCACTCGGTGTTAATTTATTATCACTATTGATATCATTGACACCATTATTTGCTGTAGCAGCCGCATTGCTAGCCTTGATAATTTTGAGGCCATCATCTGTTAGAATGACCTGAGTTGGGTTAGATTCAGTCATTTATACTCCCCCCTTTCTTTAATCATCTGTATCAACATTGTCATTTATCGCCCCCATATCAATCTCACTAGCTGGCATCCGTATAATAATTGGTATCGTGACAACCCTTGTTACCTGATGATTAACTGTATGGTCATTTTCCGGGCGGCAATGAAAAGTTAGGAATAACGAAAGTTCGTTATTAGCACTTTGCATCAAGTGGCATGTTTCTGGTTCAACATTGTGGTCTGTAATGCCTAAATCGATATCGTTTAGTTCATCGACTGAAAACTCTTGACCTCCGTGAATCACGTTGACGGCGTACATCATACGCTTATCGTGCATGTCCATATCGCCACTATGAAAAATGACATAGGGAAAACTTAAAGTTTGTGATTGGTAAGTCTGGTTTTTAAGGTCAAAACCATAGTTGGTGATATTAATGGAATATTGAACGTTATAGTTGCCATTCTTAATGTCATCGAGCTTAATAATATCTCTCTGTCCGTTGGGAAATCCACATAATACATAACCGTTAGCAAAATCAACATTGACATATCGGCAATTAGTTTTGGTACAGTAATGTGTTATTCTGCTATCAGTTGGTTGTAGTTTGACACCCGGAATATATGGGAACCGGCTAACGGCGTATGCGCTATTGGATGAATCAACGCAAGTGGAAGCCCATATATAAGTCGTTCCATCGGATTCTTCAATATCAAAACTAGCCCCATGTCCACCATTTACAACCGTCATAGCACTAACTACGTTGAAATTGCTGTCATGAAGCACGTATAGTGTGTTGCCATGACTGGCTTGTGATCCAATGTAAGTTCCATCGGATAGTGGACACATGTACTGTCTACCAACGGCACCAATATCGACATTAGTTGGCAAAAAATCAGCTACCCGTTTGATATTGGCTGTATCAAGCTTAATCTCGGGGTCTGATTGAATATAACCCGTTTCAATTGTTCCGTGCAAAGTACCAACAGCGCTGTATGGTGCTTGTACTAAGTAACCTGTTTGTTCATAATTGGTGTCTATCGTGCCATCAGGATTGTTTCGTCGCCAAATAAAGCCCTTGCTATCAATGTATGATGAAATATTAGTATTGCCTTCCCAAGACTGTAAGATTAACCGCTTAGTCTGGGCGGTATCAGTGAAATTATTGCCATCAGGGGTTAAAGCAACCGGCTTTACTGAGCTGGCGTCTGCTTTAGCCTTTGCAAGGGCGTTACTAATAGCATTCTGATAGCCTGCGAGCCATGCAGGTGTTGCTACTTTAACAGTCGTATACTCACCAAATCCAACGGTATTGCCATACGGGTTAGCAAAACTGATTGTACGTTGAATTACTCGACCACTAGCATCTAATACCGGATTAATTAACTCATCTTTAAATCTGATTATGGCGCCTAATGGTGGATTAAATTCTGGCGTTACATTAACCTCATAGTAAGTTCGAGGGTGGTTGTATAGTTTCAGCATATCTTGTGCCCACGATTTTAACCCCTCTGGGTTCTCTATGAGATTAGCTGTAACCGTGGCTTCATAGTATAACCCATTTTGCCAGTCCGGATTATATCGCTGATTGGCATCATCATCGACAATGTAAGCCTTGCCGTTATTGACATTGGCAATTGTGCTGCCATTAGCTCCATATGGAATTAACTTAGTCACCGGATTTGATACCGTTGTCCGTTTAATACTAGTCATGTTCTTGCCAAATACCGCTTCGTTATATACCACGTCAGCATTAAGCTTGTCGGTAATGACACATACCTTTTTAGTAATGTTACCTTGTGAGTCAATCTCAACATAAGGGTCAATCTCAACATTGTAGGTTTGAATGAGTGTCTGTAATAACGTGCTAGCCTTAGTCTTGCCGTCAATGCTTAATAATGAAACTATGGCGTTGGTAGTCTGATAGTCTACTGCCCAGCCGGTATCGTTAAAGCACTCGTTGAAGGCCGTTTGAATAGAAATATTGCTGGCGGACGTTGCAAGTGGATAATGATGAGCTAGTGTGTATAAGCATAAATTAGTAAAGTTAGCGGTCGTAACATGCTTAACAGCAGCGGTGTTATTTTCCTCCACGCTGTATATGCGCATAACATACCAATGACCCGATAGCCCATCATAATAGGCGAGATTATTACCAGCCACCACTTTATCTGAATCTGGTTGGCCTTGAAGTACGTCTAATGAACCTTGATGATCGAACTTTTTAGATTGAGCATTCAAGTTAATAGTGCCAGTATAACTGTCTTTAGTTCCCACATTAGCATCATCATCATAGCCCGTGCTGGTAGTGTCTGAATCGGCTAATTGTAACTTGATACTGTCGTTTGAAAATTTAGTTGCACCATCAACGGTTAGGGTACCAATCCGCTTTAAATTAGGGTCTAAAATTAAATATTGATTGGTTAAAGCCACCTGTATAACCTCCTTATATTGTTATAGTAGTTTTGGCAGGTATTTAAGTGTCATTTGAGCGTCGTCAAGGTCACCAAACATCGCCAGACTATTAACCCCCGGCTTTAGCTTAGGATAGTCAGTTGACCAAACCGGTGAGACTAGTTTACCGCCAACTGTTGTAGTATTAGTCTCGCAATTCAGAACAATCTCTTCACCAGCGCTAGCAATGTACGTTGTATCACTCGGATCAACATTATTTGCCTGCCAAATTCTTAAGTTTGCTAGTGACATGAAAGGGTCTTTATAGGCAATTTTATTGTGGTCTTCTGCAATTGGGAATTTTAGAAAAGTTACTCCAACGCCACCGAGTGGACTGGTATATTGGTTGTTACGGTCAACAAATGTTCCACTAACAACTAGATGCTTCCTTGAATCTTTATAGGGTTGACCAGTATGCGTATCATATTGTGTAATCCTCCACGTGAATACCTGTCCTTTCTTAGTCATATCCAAAACAAAAATTCCATCGGAAATGCAATCAGTTTCTTCACGATTAGTTAAAGTTATAAATTTTCTGGTTTTATCACTGATTGATTTTATCCGTATACGTTCATCTTTTCTATTTTTAACAGCACCTTTTGGGCCATAATCATAGTATAGGTTGCGGTGCTTTCCATCGTCCTTTTCCATATACGAACCGGGTTCACATAACTGCAATCTAATCAGTGGCTTCCTTCCAGTGCCAAGGTCTAAAATACCAAAGCGCCCAATCATTTCTCCGCTTGCATTTAAAAGTAAAAGTTCACACCGTGCCATCGCACGACTATTGTGAAAACCAGAATATTTTAAGTGATATAGACTAGTCACAACACGCCAGTCAGTCAGCGATTGTGTCATGCCAGTATACCGATAAGCTGGACCATACCATGTATCGGTAACGCCAGAAGGTAAAGGCCCATAGTCTTTTTTACCTGAATTATTAGCAACTATCATAACCGTGCTAGATGAATTTATTTCGCACGACCCTTGATAAATTGGATTGTCACTAGTCTTCATTACACTGGTAACACCGTCATCTCTAGTCCACGTTGCCATACTTGCAATTGGATCGTGGACAACATCTGTATATGGTTTAACAGCACTAGCTTGATCCTCAGGAGTTTCTGGGCCAATTCCATATTGTCCACCATTTAAAGTAAAACCAATATGCTTTAAATCTCGCTTAGGTATAATCTGAATAACCGGCTCTGTATTGGCGGTGCCACCAACAGTAATTGTGTTTAAGCCATTATTTAAAGGCTTCTCAACCTGTGGTAAGGTTGCTCGGGGATCAGACTGCACAAAGGTAATCGTCAGCGTCATATCATACATACCAGTATTAATAGGTGCTGGATCACTAATTGCGGTAATATGCCCCCAATACGTCACCTTAGGTTCAAAGCCAAATACTAGTGGGTATTCTTTGCCATTATCACTAGGGTCATCACTTAATAACAACCCGCTTAAATTGTGCATTTTCTGATTAAAGGCATCTTGATTATCAGCGCAGTAAATGGATACTGGTATACTAATCGTTCGGCTGGTAAAGTCAGTACCATTAAACTGGTTACCATACATGGCTGGTATATCAGTCACCTGTTCAGCCATGGCCGGTGCACTAGGTAAAACCACGTTACCCATCTCGACCTGTAAATCGTCCCGACTATTCAAGCCCGCATATTCAAAATCATCTCGTTGTAAGGTCACGA